ATACCCCTCTACTGATACCTCGGTGCCCTTAATAAACTCCTGCAATACAAACGGAGCGCCCTTAGTTTTAGCATAAAGCTTATCAATACAAGCCAGCATATCTTCAGGACTACTGGCTACATAAGTAGTATCAGTATCATTCTCCTGCCCGCCATCTGGTTTGTATACGAACCTCTTATTCGTCTTCTTAATATGCGCCTTAGCAGCACCTAGCTCGGAAAATCTTTCATATGGCGGCACTTGTATTCCGCACTCCTCCATAGCTTCCAGACCAAACATTCTATCATCTTCAACAGCACAATTAAAAGCGCCATCGCCAATAGTAGGACAGAGCGTTGCGCTATACTCTGCTTGACGCTCGCGCCCAGTGAGATCGAAGATACTAAGATCGTATTTCCCATAATTAGGATACCCTTTACTACCGCGCGCCCGGATATAAGGAGAAGGGACTATGCCTTTGAGAATGTTCTCGTAATCTGGTTCTGTGAGGAATGTATCTACTTTGTGCCCTTCTTCGAGCAGCCGCAAAGCAAACCAAAACCCATAGCCAGTGTAACTATTAAGTGCAATCCTCAATGCCATAATCCCATCTCCCTTGGTTAATTACTGCTTGCTAGTAGTCTTCATTGACAACTTCGGCGCTTTGGAGGTATTGCTCTTGTTGCACTCCACGCTCTTAATACATGCACGTACTGATTCCCGGCTCTTAGTTGCTTCCTGTCCAGCCATTTTATATCTCCTTAGTAGTTAAAGTCGTTGGCGTTTAGTGGATTGTTACTATCAGGCTTTGGTCTAGTACGCCTGAATCTTTTTGGCTTGCCGCTTGCGCTATCGGCTTTGGTTGGCAGTATCTGATGAGAAGCAACACCACCAATCCCATACGGAGTAGTATCAGCCATCGCATCTCTAGCAAGCGGCTTCCACGCATCTGGATGCCTGTTATCAGTGTGCGCTGCTTTATATGCATCCTGCGCGCCCTGAATTAGCATGTTGGCATTCGGCCCCATAATCTGGCCTGCTAGGTTATTACGTGCCGCGCCTCTAGTATATCCAGTCGCTACTCCGAAACTTGCAAGATGGCTCAGACTATCAATTGTATTCAGAGCTATTCGTGCGGCACTTGCAGCATTTTGTCTTCCAGCGAGCGCGTCATAAACAACACCTGCTGGAGTTGCTTCAACTCTATTAGCAAGATGCTTACCCGGATCATCCCAGTCGTGGCCTATTAGTAGCCGCTCTGCTTCGTAGAGCGTAGCCCCTAGTACTGGAAACGCCATACTCATAAGCCCGATGTTCCTAGCTATTCCTACAAAGTCCCCTTGCTGGTACTGACGCTTGAATACATTCTGGATAAACCGTGCCTGATTAGCGGTGTATGAATGGAATGCGCCCATTACTCTAAATATAGGACTGCTTTGTCCAAGTGCGGTACGTCCTTCTCCTTGATTCAAGAATGCCCGTACATTCGTCCCGTGGTAATAAGCCTTCTGTATATCACTAGCATCAAGCTGAAACTTCTGCGCTTGTATCTTCATAGGATCAAGCCCGAGTTCTCTTAGTACCGGGAGCGCCTTTTTACCATTCCCTCGTGCCAGATTCTGCACCGCCTCATCCGCTGCTAACTTACTCGCGTGCGCGCTCATCAGAAGAGTATTATATCTAACAGAAGACATTCCAGGTATGTACATGTTCTTGTGAATAAACTCACCAACACTACCGGGCATGTATTGCGAGATCTTACCAGCCTTAAAAGCCTCATGCTCCCTATATCCATTCATTGTTAGTTCGCTAATAGCGTTCGTTGCAAGTACAGTAGCCTCGGCTCCCTTGCGTGTACTGGGGTTGAAAGTCTGGTCCAGTACTTTTGCGTAGGTCTGAAATCCGTCACTCATCAGTATATTCAGATTAGAAGTAAGATGCGGAATAGCGGCCTTGTACGCAAGTATCGACTGATGTACTCGCCCAGCCTTCTCGATAAGATTAGGGTCACGATACTTAGAAGGCGGGGTCTGAAACCTAGTATCCTCGTTCCCCTTCCTCATATCTCGGTCGAACTTAGAAAGCCCCTCTGCATCCGGTGATTCCTTGAACAGAATATTAAGATGGTCCGCTAGAATATCCGCCCGATTCTTACCAACAGTCTTCTCAACATGCTTAAGCACCGCTTGTATTCCAGAACGATTCGGCCCAAATACATTCTCCGATGCTTGCTTCTGCGCTTCTTTAGTAATATCAGCCGCAGGCTTTGTACCGCCTGCTAGTTTAGCTTGCTCCACGCCCTTAGAAGTAAGCTGGTTTACCTGCTCTTTATACGGCCCTTGGTAAGTATCCCACAGGTGCTTAGCAGCAGGGATATCTTGGAATGCGGCTTCCGGCCTAAACATACCATGATACAGTCCAGTCTCAACTCCCTCGGCTACTCTATTAACAGCCACTGGATTAGCAGCAACCTTACTTCCGATCTTTTCAACAGCACCCTTAGCAAGATCCGCAACCGCGTTATAAAATCCGCCCATCGTATTACTCCTATTGGATTATTCCGCCGAGCTTCTTGTCTGCTACGTGCAGAAGGATATTGTGAGAGGACTCAGCTAGTGTGCGCTTGAAAGTGATGTACTCATCAGGGGTTGTGATATTAGCAGAAGCCGCTTGTATTGCCTTCACAGTGGCATCAAACCCCTTCAGTGCATGTGGATGTTGCTTCAACGCCGCTCTAGCAGGAGCCAACATAGCAGCATCCGTTTCCTCACTTAATTGATGCTGCCACTTTGTCCAACTAAACGGTGCAGTAAGTTTCGAGCTTCGGAACATATTACCTTCAGAAGCCAGCCGTCCAGAGCCAGCAAGATTAGAAAGATGCACATGGAGCCAATCTGCTTCTTTCTGGATATCTTTAGTAGAGGCATTCTCGTAGCCTTTCAGTTGTTTGATTCTATATACGAGCGAGTTTGCCAAGCCCTCGGGGAGTTGTTTGCGGTTGCCGTAGTGATAGAGGAATTCGTGCGCGGCATTTTCAAAGTGAAGTCTATTACCGCCAGCGTCTCGAAGAAGTTTCTTGAACTTAATAAGACCTTCCTTCGATCTATCACTAATAGCTTCTGCTACTTGAATCCGATTGCGAGGCGCTCTTAGGTATGCATTGGTATCTACCTTGTGCTGAGCGAATTGCTCAGGACTAATACTAGTCCCCTTAGTCCGCTTCTCAGCTTTGTTCAGCTTCTTAGTAGCTCCCTCTACATTGGATATCCCGGTTTCTTTAGCGATAGCAGAGATGTTATTCTCTGTAACCGCGCCGGGAATATCAACGCCGAGCTTCTCCAGACCCGCTGCGAAGTTATTGAATGCTGGACTAGCAATACGCGCCTTAGCAATATTCTGTGTGACTTCATCTTTGTGGAGTTCAGGAAGATGCACAGGTGCTTCTAGTGCGGCCTGATTTATCTGCTGCCAACGCTCTGCTAGTACCTCAAGCTTATCCTTATCTTCCAGCCCCACTAGTGGCTTGCCGTACTTAGCCATAGCGATTGAGTTCTGAGATACCTTCTCGGCTTCGTGAAGTTTAGCCATTACTGGATCCATCTCATTACGCTTAGCTTCTGCGCGTCGTGCTAACTCCTCATACCCCTTCTGCTGCGTTTCACGGCTGCCATACGAATACACATTCATATCCGCATCTGTGAAATGTCCAGTAGTATCAGTCGCAGGGTGTACTATAATCCCATGTGTTAGTTCATGGTCCTTGCCAATAGTAAGGTCAGTTAGATTCCCCGGCTTCATAAACCAATCATCAGCATGGTTCATTTCCGCGTGCGCGCTTTGTGCTACATCCTGCGCGAATGGAATCCCGCCCATCGCGATAGTATTAGCGGTCCACTTCTTAATCAGCGGCGCACTAGCTATCTTCTGAATTAGCTTCTGGCCAGTTTCGCTCTTAGCAAACTCCCCACCTACAGCACTAGCATACTTCCCTCCAATAGCCGCCGCTCCCTCAAACTCCGCAACTCCCTTAGCTTCATTAGCCGCTGTAGTTTTATTCCCGCCACTCTCACTAAGACTCGCCAAGTAGAAATCGCTCGCACTAATAATCCGCTTCGCTACGAACTTCCCCACCGGAGTAGAAGCAAGACGAGCGGTAAGAGGTAATACCTTCGCAGCAGCTTCCCCAGCGCGCGCCACAGGAGCAACAGCGCCGATTGCTTCATAGAGTGGCAAAGTTGCAATAAGCTCTCCAGTAAGACCAGCAAGGCTCCCGATAACAGTATCCCGAGGATGAGTTTGAATCCAAAAGTCATCACTCTGGATTTTCGCACGCTGAGCATCTTCGTAGTTAGATACATTTCGCTGAATGCTCTTTTCTATGTTTGCACTCTTAGCAAGCAAGCCAGTATCATCTTTATGAGAGAAGTAACTATCCAATCCATGCATAGATGAAAAGGCTTTGTTAGTAACCTTAGCGCCAAATAGCGCAATTCCGTCCCACGCTTTCGAGGCGCCTACTACTAAGTCCTTCCCCATCTGGTCTTGACGATCTGTACTATAAGACTCACTCAGCTTCTGCTGCTTGCCAGCCGTGTGGATATTATAATCCCTAATACTAGTATCACGGCCGGTAGCACCAACCCAAGTATTTTTATCCGGTACAGGAAGATGAAAGCCTGCATACGACTTAGGAACGTATTTATCATAAATACTAGCCCTCACTTTCGCCTTATGCTCTTCAGGGAGCGCCTGATACTTAGGGTCGGCTTTTACATCCTCCAACCGCTTAGCAATAGCCGCTCCCCTACTTGCAAACGAAGGTAATGATAGAATCTTATTAGTGTCCGTAGTTGGCTTCGTCGTCGTCGCCGCCGGATTCGTCTGAGTCGTCGGAACCGACTGATTCGAGGTCGGCATCTCCAGCGGATTTATCGTTGCCATTAGAATCTCCAAGGAGTGCAGTCGGTAATTGGGTCATAAAATTAGCAATCCCACTGCCAACCCCGGAACCCGAGCTAGGTGTTTCTTTCGTTTCAGGTGGTGCATTTGGATCAAGATTAAACTTAGAAGCCCGCATCTTCTGCAATTGCATCAAGTAATCAGTGTCCATCTTCTTCTGGAGTTCTACTTGTTTTAGCTGTTCCTGCTTTTGCTGCGGGTTTGCGGCGGAAGCATTAATATCTAATACTTTCTTCCCGGCAGCTAGGATAGATTGATTGACAGTATTTATATCCTTATCAACAGCACCCAATGCATCAGTCTTTATCTTTGTCTGATTCTCTTTCCCGAGTCTATTATCATCCGCGATCTTCAATGAAGCATTAACCTTCATTGTAGTCTCAGCAAGCGAGTTAGCATTCCGCATCGCAACTCTACGCATTGCCGCCGCGTTATTAGCATCCGCTAGTGCAGCTTTCGCTATATCACCTTGGTACTGTTTCTGTAAATCAGTAGCCGCTTTATACTCAGCCCGCGCGTTAGTATTACCTTCTTTAATCGCCTGCATCTGAGCCGCGGATTCTGCTTGGATCATTTTTGGTATTACATACTGCGTTAGCTGCTTCTGTGCCGCTTGTTTCTGTGCGAGAGCCGCAGCGTACTGCGGGTTGTTCTCGATAGTTTTCTGGTCCTTAGCAAGTGCTGCATCAGCGTATGGAGTTGCGCTTCTTGCTGCTGGCTGCGCTTGTGCAGGCTGTTGCGGTTGAGCTTGCGGTTGCGCTACTGGCTTCGGCGCATTACCATCACTCGCTCCCTTAGATGCAAGCTGTGCTACTTGATGCTCAGCAGGATTGTCACTATTAAAGGCACCTGCCGCTTTATGTTCCTTTACAGCTTCCTGAAATGCTTTAATCTCAGGAGTTTTATTCTTATCCATGTCCGTGAAACTAATATCCATAGCCTTCTGAATCTGCTTAGCCTTCTTCGGGTCAGTAAGAATAGCCTCTAATTGCTTCTTATTCGCTGCGAGTACTCCCTGCGCGATCTTATTATTAGGATCTTGCTGAAGTACCTGCTGAGCATTAGCAACATTCTGCTTCGCGCTCATTACATTCTTGATATCATCCTTAAGTCGGTCCTGCTTGTTCTGTTCGATCTTATTAACCGCGCCACCAACCAAACTCAGCAGCGACCCAATTCCATTATTCTTTTTAGTCTGCTGCTGTTGTGGATTAGTGCCAGTAGGTCTAACAGGAGTCCCAGTAGTAAATTGCGGCACATTAGGAACACTACGTGGCTGAGCTAACTGCGTGCCCTGCGAATAAGGAGACGGTAGTGGCGCATTAGCCTGTGCAGCTATTTGGCCAATAACATCAGCAGCCCCCGACTGACTAACAGGAGCAACTTGCGGTGCTTGGATACTCGGTACTGTAGGTACATTATCAGCCATTACAATTCTCCCAGAGCACTTAGAATATCACTAAACCCGCCAGTGCCACTTGCCGCAGTGTTATTAAGAGCATTTGCGCCGCCACTAACCAATGACGAAATACCACTCCCAGCACTACCAAGAACATCCCCAAGTGAACTCAAGAATGAACTATCACCACCATGCGCGGAACCCTCACTAGTCAGCGCACTTAGTAATGTCCCTTCCTCGTTAAGTTCCATACTGGAATCAGTAGCTTGTTCCGAGGTATTAACTTGCGATGCAAAATCTCCTTGCGCTAGTGCGGCGGTACTACTATTAGGACTAATACCAGAAGCTGCTTCCTGAGCACTGATATTAGCTGATTGTATTCCTGCCTGCTGCTGTATCTGAGCATTCTCCGCAGTAATAGCCGAATCGGTACTAGTACCAAGCCCCGACAGCACACTAGTAATAGCCCCACCAGCAGAGCCATATGTGGCATTAAAATCTCCACCGACTGTGTTAGCTGCGGTCCCGGTAAAATTAATCCCATCTGTACCTTGTACTGTGCTTGTAGGCACGCTGCCCGGAGCGGCGTAAGTATTACTACCAGCAACTCCAGCTGATGGTTGCGATGGGTTAGTAATAGGAATCCCACCATCTACTAACTGCCCATTACTAGCTCCACCCATCCCCGGCATTGGTACTTGTGGCCCCCCGGCAGTTCCAACCGCTGTACTCTGAATAGCCATTTACCATCTCCTTGTGCCGACTGGTCGGATTTGTTTCATCCCTTGGTTAGATACTGTGTCGTTTTCCATCTGGGAAACGCGGGCGGTTAATAGCCCAACATCGCCTTTTTTCTTCGGGTCGCCAAATAGTGTATTGCGATAAGCACTAGCGTAGTCCAGCATTCTAAGATTCCCGGCCCCTCTAAGAGCCGCACCGTATTCAATAAGCTCCCGCCAGTCGTCGTCCAGCAGAATGATATCAGTAAGAGCCGCTGGTTGTGAGAAAGGATGCTGTATCTGATAGCGCATGTATGAGTAATAAGTATTAATCGGCTGTGGCGCAATGAATACTTGATTCTGATACCGCGACCAGTAAGCGGGAGTTCCTGGAGTACTGAACATAAGTTCTAAGGAATCTATGCTCTTATATGTAAGTCCAATGCCGGGATTATACTGAGGCACTCCAGCTAACGGCACATTGTAGAACATGAAGAAGCTTGGGATTAACTTCGGGTTCGAGTTATACTGGTTCTGCGGAGTCGGAATATCTCCAGCATTAACCCAAGTACTGAACGGATACTGAAACTGCCCAGTAGTCATTTGCACCGGAGTGGTAGTAGTCCGTTGCAGTCCGGTAAAAGGATAACTCTGACTATACTCCAGCACCGTATCCGCAATCCACTGCGCGCCGAGAGTAAGCACATCCCCTCTATTAGAAAGCTTCGCAGCCACACCACCAATAGGCGGCCCGCTAGTCCAGCCAATCCCCATCAATAAATCCTGCACTGTATACGGATACGCCATAGTTCACCTATATTAAGATCCAGATAGTTATATCCGTTGTGTTGTTAGAGGTTTGTAGAGTGATATTAGTCGCTGTAGCTGCTATAGTCCCGTACCAAACATCCGCTGCTGCGTACTTAGCTATCACTATGAATCCAGTGGGCACCGAATTAAGATTATGCGCTATGGTCAAATTAGCATTAGCCGCTGGCCAACTCGCAGGCAACGCGTTCGGATTTGCCGTGCTCCCAATCCTAATACAAACCCCGACCATATTATCAGTACTGAAAGTAAGCGGCTGGCCATTAGCATCAAATGTGAGTCCATTTCCCGGACTCACATTTCCACTTAGCACCTGATTGAACGACTTATTAAGCTGATCTTGGTCGGAAGAACCAGAAGGTGTGCGTGCTTGCATTAGTCGATATCTCCATCTGCGTAAGTTCCGCTCATCATGGCTTTGATAATAACGCCTTTGAAGGCAGTAGAAGTAATGCTGAGTTGCGGGTCTTCTCCGGTGTAGATGCCTTGATTGGAGTAGTAGGTCTTCGGAGTGGTAGTGCCGTCCAGCACGATAGTACCGAAGGCTGTCCCAGAAACACTAAGCGTTAGAGTTCCATTCCCGTATGCTTTTACTAGTACTCGACGAATCGTAGGCTCACGCCCGAGTTTAATCTCTTCTTTCCTGAATGTGAGATTCAAAGGCCCGGCGGTATTAGTCGTGGAATCAGTAGTATTAGCTTTGTACAAGTACGGAGTCATTACTACTGTCACGGGAGTCGCATACTGCACGACCATATAAACAAGTGTCAGAGGATTCGAGAACTGAGCATCTGCGAATATGGAGGGGTCAAAGTCGAAAGTATTAATCTTCAACTGAGTAACAAGCCCGCCTGTCTGCGAAGTACCATGCTGTGCGTTTACAAGATCATCGACATTGTACTTGATGTAACTCCAAATACCGGTTTTCACATCCATCAGCCATACATTAAATACTTGCTGCGAGGCTCCATTCTCAAGTATCGCGCAGACCATGTAAAACGGAGTAGGATAGTTCGCATTGAAAGCGTACAGTAATACATTCCCCGCTACTGGCCTAATAAAATCAGCCGAAGTATTCATAGGTTGGAATGAGTCTAAGATAGCGGTTCTAGCGGAGCCGGAGATATCATTGAATCCCGCTCCGGTACTTATAGAATACACTCCACTATCAGTGACTCCATAACCAATCTGGCCGTACTGTATTAGGGAGTCCGGGAAAATAATACCCTGCCCTACCTCAGAAGTCCAGAGCACTGTGAAACTAAACGGCCCGATAGCTACTCCAGTAGGACTCATTTCCACAAGTCCCTTTTCAGTAACTGCCAGCCCAACACTAGCGAAGGACAAAAATCCAGTAATCTGGTCCTCAATGGCTGCTAGTGTGTTAAAACCAGCAGTCCTGTTACTAGCTGGATCCCATGTGGTAAATTCCCCCGGCCCGCTCCAATTAACTCGATTCGGCTGCACACCATCTGTATTCTGGTTTACGTTCATCTGGAGTAAGTAATCATCAAGCACGCCGAATACTTTACCACCGACATAGTTAGAACCGAGTGCATAAGTAGTACCGTCGAAGGTATAAATACTCTGCCGAGAATAGACTGCGATATATGCAACTCCATTAACAATCTGCACAGCAGTTGGGATATTTCCAGAACCAGCCCAGGGAGCATCTGAAGTTTGATGCTGTTCGTTGAATGAGAACGGGCTAATAATAACCTGATACCCATAGATATACCCAAACTGATCCACAGCCCAGAGTGCCCCATTTAACTCAAAGATCTGATAGATTTGCGAAGTCGGGAGGAATGGGACAAAGGTAAACTTAGTAGGATCAGCTACTAGATTCATCTGGCATAGTACATTATCAACCGGCACTACCCCTTGCTGCTGTACTAATTGATTAGGAGCAATATCCACCGGGTCAGAATCCGAAGCCACCCCGCCCCAAGGCTTTTCGTAATATATCTCGAAATGATTATTAGAAGTCTCACGAAGTCCAGAGGGCATGGTTTATCCTATTTGGTTATGAAGATACTAAGTGTTCCGCTGCCGAGTACAGTTACCGCGAGACCGTTAACCCAACTAAGAGTCCCAAAGGAGAACATAGGATCAGCGGTATTAGCTAGTGTGTTGATAATCGTATTACCATTCTGATCCAGAATAATAAGCGCAGCACCTGCCGCTGGTTGATTCCAAAGAATATCCTTGATATATACTTTCCCATACCAGATAAGAGTAGTACCGGGAGTATCTATGAACCAAGGATTTGCTGTGATGTTATTAGCCATTTATTACTCCCTATATAAAGATATCGTCGTTCTGCCCATCAAGAGTCGGCATTGTTAGTTTCGGATCGGGTTGGAGATCGGGGGCTTCGATGATAATAGCAAGCGCGTCCGCAATACCCTTGTCGATCTGCCCAATAAGAATCTGGTCATAACAACGCTGGTCTAGTAATTTCCCGCGCTGCCACTGCATGTCTTTTACTGAGTTGCGAGTCCCGCACCTACCACAGAAGGCCCATGCGCCTTGTTGCCATGTGTGCTCATTAGCTTGTCCACGCGCCATAATTACTCCTTGCTATAAGTACATTCCCCATAAAACTCAGGCATGTGCAAAGGACTTAGATGCAGTGTCTCCGGAGTTATTAATTGCATGTAACCGGGCTGGCAATTGAGCATGTAAATAGCTCCCTCGTATGCCTTAGAACACACCCACTGACTACAAATCTCCCGGCCTTGTGTATCTAACTTGCGGTTCTTAAACATCAATCCAAGAATATCTAAGTAATTATAACCAGTCCCAACATCCTTGAATGCTGAAGCCAAAATAGTATCTATCTGCTTCTGGCTACAAGCAAGTGAGTATCTGCGCTCTCGTGTTGGTACGCAATAGTCGTATGGTCTATTCTGTATTCCCGTACCAGCATGTGCACCGATCCAGCCAGTTCCAGAATCAATCTCAACATGATCCCAAAGGCTATTAGTAACCCAGTTGATCCCAACTGCGATTATGCCTGTACCATTTACATAGCGAATCTTAAATGCACTCATACTGTCTCCAACAGCACGTCAATAATAGTAGTCGGTTGGCATCCAACCCACGCACAGACATTAGCTTCGTATGCGCTAGTATCATTATGGTCAGCAGGCGGTGCGTAGCGGCATAGTGCTTGTCGCACGTTTAGTCCTTTATAACTTGGTGTTTGGAACAAAGCTTTCATAGCTGCAAACCCAGTAGCAGTATCGGGGAAGTAAGCGAATCTCGCAACCTCATTATAACCATCAGGAATAACTTCTAATCTCGTAGCCCCATGCGCTTGTGCGAATGCTCCCCAGTTAATATCTCCTGGATTATTATTCCTAGTCGCACGACCATTAGGAATCCCAAATCCTTCTTCTCTCGCAATAGCTTGCAGTAAATTCATAAACCCTCCTATTATAAACCCACTAGGGTTGGGGAGATGGCCGCCCTAGTGGGCCGAGGCTTGCATTCACCCATCATGCAAGCCTCTACCTTGTTGCTTAGTACTAGGCGCCGTTGCTGCCCCAAGTACCAAGCCAATCCGTAGCACCCGCAGACATACGCATGGTAGTCTTCTGTTTTAGCGCGCCCGTATCGAAATCATCATCGAATTCGTCTTGCGGGTTCTGGCGCATAAATACAGTGAGGTAATGATTCTTCTTATCCGTGACCATAAACCAAGGCCCGGCGCTGGTGAAATAATGACATACCATGTACGAAAGATCTTCGCCCAAGAGCGAGTTCACGTCATTGGTATCTGTTGCAGGCTTACCACTTGAAGCGAAGAGTTCACGAGCAAGGAACCGATTTTCAGGAGCAATCAGTACCATCTTCGGCTTCAGGTTAATAGGCAAGCCCTGTGAATCTACGAGCCGCTCGAACTGCGTGGTAGCCAACTGCACACCAGTAAAGCTGAGGTCGATATCAGTAGCAGGACGGTTAGGAAAAGTACCGGCGGCGCTAATGAGATTTGGAAGAGCCGACCAAGTACTAGTCGCAGAAGGTCCACCAAGCAGAGGATGCTGGTTATTAAACAGAGAAACTCCGTCCGTAGTCGTGACATTGGCGGAAAACCCCTGATTAAAGATATTAAAAGCAACGATCTCTTTCGTGTAGCGGATCGAGCGCGCGAGAGCTTTAGGAGCCTGATTAATAACCCCGTACTTCGCATCATCCCACAGTTCCTTGGAAGTACGAACCGCCAAGGCGTAAGTAAGATGAATGTACCGCTTATCGCCACCCTGAATCATGTTAGTATACGCAACGGGCGTATTTTCCGGCTTTTCCTGTAGTGGCCCGAAACCAGCCATTTTCAAGTCCTGCTCGTACTCATTCTCCGAGGTTTTTACATTAAAGATCGCCTGATGCTCTTCTGCACGCTGTTCCGTGTCAAGTGCATCAACGTATACTTTATGCAACCCCGGAGCCATAAGTTTTGCAAATGCTCCACGTACTTGTGTCGCCATTTTATTATTCCTTTATACGAAGATATTAAGCAGTGAAGATTTGACGAGCAGCCTGTAGAACCTGGAAACGAACGCGAGCGTTGATAATATAAGTACCCGCCGCACCCGGAACTTGGTCGATAGGGTTAATACCAACCATTACAACTACTGTGTTTGTCCCCGCAGTAGCTTTACCGCCGTCCACATACCACTGGCCGTTTGCATCAATCGTAAGCCCGAACTGTGTACCAATCTGCGCCTGTGTAGGAGTCCAGTTTGCGGCCACAGTTCCGGTGCTGTTGTCGTAGGTTGCCTCGAAGATGTTATTATCAACAGAGCTTTCAAACAGCGCACGGCCATCAGCAATAGGTGCACCGACTGCGATATTAACAGCCGCGGGCTGGAATACTACCGAGCCATAAGTCTGAATCGCGCCCGGAGGCCCGATCTGACTAAATGCTCCCGGTGCTCCTGCACCACTAGTACCAAGATTCTGGCTATAGTTAAGAGCAAATCCAGCAATGGAATTAGTAAGAGTAGTACCATCCCATGCACGGATAAACCCGGCGTTAAGTTGAAGCGGAGTTCCAATCTTATAAGTCTGCCCAGATTGTTCAGGCTGGCTATTCGTGAAAGGAGTCAGCCCAGTAGTCGTCTCAACAACTCCAATTGGAATGTGAGTAGTAAGATTCGGACCTGCCATTTTTTAATCCTTCTTTCTATTTATTAAACTTCAACACCGGGATCGTAGAACGTCATTTTCTTCATTGCTGAAGCGTCACGAAAGTCACTACCTACCCCAGATTCCTGTGTCATATATTGATTTGCCATAGATGCGGCACGAGTACGGCTACTAGCTTGATCGGTAGTTCTAACCGCACGTTCGTGAGCTGCACGAAGAGCACGATAGTAAGTTGCTTTGTCGATCTTCATTGCAACTACGTCGTTGAAGCAGTAGTGGCCGTCTGCGTCTAAGGAGGTCTGAATAGCATCAGCACTTACTAAATCATTAGGCTCGATATAAGTAAATCCCTTACCGATCTTATCTCCAAGATTCTGCGGGTTCTTATTAACCCATCGTGCTTCGTAGTTCGAGTCCCGCAATTTAATAGCAAGTACATCAGCATCCATGAACGCCTTAGCTTCGATCGGCACGCTAAGATCGTAAACATCGTCCATAGTAAGTTTGGAGAAGTCTGTGATATTAACAGCAGCCTTTGGTAGCACTTGTCCCGGCATGTTGGGATTGAATTTAGAAGAAGCAATAGCCTTGCGTGTCTGCTCTTCTACGATCTTAGCAACTGCAATCATCTGTGCGGCAGTAAGCGGGACTTCGGTGCTCACGGCTGGCGCATCTACTTTCACGGCTGGTTTTACGAAGGGCTTAGCCGCAACTGGCGCGTCTTCTCGCAAGTCCTTGAACATATCCAATGGGTCGATCTCGTTTTCGTTAGACATACTCTAGTTGCCTTCTGGAAGTAATCCAGTCTTTCTCTGAGATTCCCATACGTTTTGCTACCAGCTTTTCGTCAGCATTAAGAGTCTCGGACTCGCCTTCGCTCTTGCCGCTATTGCCACTTGAGGAGTTAGAATCAAACACATTCGCACTGTTACGCGATTTGATCTTACCCTCTTGTATATCTTTCATGTGGTCGAACATTACTAGTTTGTAGCAATTCTCAACCACATCCGCACGGCACTGAGCATCAAGTGTCTGCTGCGAAATCATAGCATCTACCTTGGACTTAATATCTCCGTGATAGTATTCCTTATCCGCAAGCGCATCCTGCTTATTCATCTTCGCCGCCAGCATCTTTACCGCGGTATTAGTACCACGATTCATTCTGCTAACAGCATCCGCTGGATCAAGCATGAAATCTTCTGCTGTAACTTCTGGTCCCTTATTCTCGTTTGCCTTCGCAACTCGCGCCGCCTCTGCTCTATCAGCGCGCTCTTGCGCCATAGCCGCAGCCATTTCAAGAATCGGGCGCATCTTCTCATCTTGTGCGGCCTGCATTTCTGTTAGGGATGTTTTGAAAGAAGTAGTAAGTTCCTCTTTCAATTTCTCCGGTTTGAACTCTACATCGTCGAGCTTTTCACCTTCTACTAACTGCCCATCTCTTCGATACCACGGCATAAGCCATCTCCTTATACTTTATTGCTTTTGAAGTTCTTTACTATATAACCAATCCCAACTACCTCGTTATAAGCATCGAGTTGTCCTTTCAGATAACCCTTGCCATAATCTGTGATCCCTTCTTTACTATCAAAGAAATCATCTTTAACTCTGTCCATTAGTGCTAGTAGGTACTCCACCAGCAATTGCCCCGCCGCCGACTGGTACAGCTCCAGGATTATTACCCTCGCTTGCATCAGGTTGTCCAGCGCCACTTGGCTGTCCAGATTGCGGACTTGGCTGTTGACCTCCAACGCTTGACTGTGGGCTAAGTTCATTAGGGCGTCCTTTATCTAATAGTGCGGGTCGTGGTACTAGCCGCTCGTAATCGTCGTGACCGAAGTTCTGTACTATTTGCTTGTACAGCGATTGCTTCGCTCGGAGTACATCGGTGTAGTATTCTATCAAGTCAGGGGGAGCGCCTTGCATTCCCATAGCTTGAATCATCTGAGCATCGCCCTGATAGAGGCCACTTAGAGTTTGAGATAGCATTATATCATTCTGCTTCTCTAGTTCCTTATTCATACTAGCGGTGCTACTGCGAATACTCAGTCCTAATTTTCCAGACTTAATGTTCTCAAAAGCAGCTTTCAGGGCTTCTGCGTTATCACCGTACTGTCGTAACTTCTTACCAATTCCGAAGTGAGCATACATCTTAGCGAACTTCGAGCCGGCTCTAGAATGTGCGGATCGCATATCTGACATGCGTAGGCCGGTTCTAGAATTTTGTTGCTGAAGTACGGCGAAGGTGCCTTGGCTAGAATAGATTCCACGTTTGCTGTTGACAATACCGCCACCAGTACCTCCTGTTGCAGGATCTATTCCTGTGCGTTCTTTTACTAGGGCTAACGATAAATTCTCCCCGTCAAGCGAATCAGCTTGGGGATTGTTAAGTTCAAGTCTTTCGATCTCACCTGGATCAGCAGGCACGAGAACACCAGGATAAAACTGTAGAATCGAATGAAGCTTCGAATTCTTATTAACGCGAAACGCTGTTGTATTGGAAAGTGTTTTAGCATTGATTCGTTGGCGATGCATCTCGCCAATTTCATCTTGCAGTGCTTTGAGCATTTCTGCAAAACCGTATCCATAATACTGGTCATCATCATATGCCAACTTTGCGTCTTCGAAGATATCCATGTTCTCTGGATAGTAGTTGAAGAAAGATACTAACCGAGTCTTGCTTCGTGGATGGTGAGTGCATTGCAAACGGTAGTTCTGTCCGTTGTGCTGATAACGAAACCAGCACTCATAAAGATCGTACTCGTCGCTGAGCGATCCCGAACTAGTAGCCCCTAATCCCTGCTTCTCTTCAATGTAGTTCTGAAGAACATCTGACTGACTACGATCAGGCTGGGCAATAATAGCATCAATATCTTCATCTTTGAAAAACTTCAGAGCTTTCTTGTCTTCGAGTGTCTTTCTAGAGACAGTCATTATGTGGCATTTGAATTTTGAATCTTCGAGCTTCTGTGTACTGATATCTGTCAGGAACTTATTAAGCGGAATGTTCTCAGGACGAGGACCATCGAGTCGGATTACTTCTTTCGT